GCAGAGACCACCTTATCGAGACTCGCGGCCGCCTTGTCAGCGCCCGTCGTCTCGATCTTGATGCCTACGCTGACGATCTCATCGGCCACTGGTGTGCTCCGTGTGGGTGGGGTTCATTTACGGTTAATCGCCTCAAGCGCGGCCATTTCCATGACCTGGACTGATTCGAGGATCTCGTCGGCTTTGTCTGGCGGCAGGCGCATCGTGGAAAGAAGCGACATCACGGCGGTGTAGTCCAGGCCGGTGCGCCCGCTCATGCCGTAGCGCCACTGGGTCGGCAGCCGCAGAAAGAAGCGCACGGCGTCCCAGTGCTCGGGCCAGACCTCGACGATGTCGGCCTCGAAGTCCTCGGGCGCAAAGCCCGCGGCGGCCATTTCGTCGGCCGTGGGCATCGGGGTATAGATCGCCGCGGCTGCGGCCTTCAGTTTCCCAGCCGAACGCCGCTGATCTCGGTGATGTACCGCTGGATGATGGCGCGCGCCGCTGCGGGATAGAACAGGGTCATGCGCTCGATCTCTTCGCGCGAGAACTCGTTTTCCAGCTCCCAGCCGGTGACGGTATCCATCAGCGCGTCGACATCCTCTTTGCTCGACGATGCGTCGAGGTACTCGCGGAATTCCTCGCGGTTGCGGCCCTTGAAGGTGAATTCGACATCCACGGCTTTCTTGCCGGGCACGGGGATGGCAACGCGCAGGGTGAACGTGGGCGAGGTGGTAAAGCTCAGTTTGGCCATTTGTGATCTCGTTGGATTTGGAAAAAGACCCGTGCTCGGGAGCTACCCGCGGGTGGAAAGAAAGGGCGCCAGTTGCCCGGCGCCCACCCGGTTACGCCGAGTAGCGACTGTGCCTGTTCGTTCCGGCGAAACTGGCGCTGATCCGGTTGATTTGCCCGTCCTGCAGGCGCGGCACGTCGTTCATCGCCAGCGTGCAGGGCAGGTACACCACGGCGCCCGAGCGCATGAGCATCTTCATGACCGTGTTCGTCTGCGCGTCGGTCAGGGTGCGCATGGCGGTGTAGCCGGCGGTCGTGTCGTCGTCGTCGAATTCGAGCGTGTACGACGTGGCAGTGAAGCCGTCGTTGATCGAGTACTCGACATCGGACTCGACGAACTTGTAGACCACGGTCTTCGGATCGCCGCCCTGGGTCGCCGGGTTCATGACCTTGGTCAGCTGCGTCCAGGCAGTGACCTCGCGCACGGTGCCGGTGCCGGTGCCGGCCGGGAAGAACGAGGTGGACGAGGTGTCCATGCCTTCGAGTTCGAAGGTGTTGGTGGCGACGTTGGCGACCTCGAAGACGCGCTTGTTCAGGCGCCCCCAGCCGCTGGTGACCTCGATCACGTCGCCGTTCGAGAGGCCGTGCGCGGTGGCCGTGCAGACGGCGGGATTGGCGTTCGTCACGGCGGTCACCGTGATGTTCGACCCGAAGGTGGTGGCGACAGAAAACAGAGTACCGGTCGGAACAGCAGCCATGATGGCCCCTTTCAGAAACGAAAAAACCCGCTCGATGGCGGGTTCGGGTTGCCCCTGAAGGGGCGGGAGGTAGAGCTAGAAAGTCAGGAGAACGACCGCCACGGGATCGAGACGGGGATCACCCACCAGCCATCCAGCGCGAAGCCGGCGGCGATGTGGGCGGTGCTCAGGATCTCGACGTTGGTGGCGCCAGAGGTCAGTGTCTGCACGGGCGCAAAGCGCGCTGCGACTGCATTGGCACGGGCCAGCGCAGTGGCTGTGCCCACGCCGGCCGGGTAGTGCAAGGTGACTTGCAGGATGCCGCGCTGCTCGACCACGTCGGACGTGACGGCGTAGTCCACCGGGTCGTTGATGAGCAGCGCGACGGATTGCCACGGCGTGCCGATCGTGGGCTCGTAGGCGACGTTCTGCCATGCCGTGCTGATGGCGGGCGAGATGCCGTACAGGCGCGATTCAAGCGCCGCCTGGATCGCAGCGACTGTCATTTCTTGGCCGCCCGCGCAGCGCGCCGGAACGACTGGGCGAAGTCCTGCGCGGTCAGGCGAACGAACCCGCCGACTGCTTGCGACGAATAGCCGCCGACGGTCTTCGGGCCATTGGCCGAGCCGGGCGGCTTGCCGTACAGGCCAAATTCAGCGACGCGCGCATAGGGCAGTGAGTTCGTCACCCAGATGGTTTGCCCGGGGCGCCAGGTTGCCAGCGCGGCCGCGGCGGCCGGCGCCGGGTCTGAGCCTGCTGGCGAGTCGGTCTTGGTGTTGAGCGAGCCGATGCCGACTTGAAAATTCGACTTCAGGCGGCCCGTTTCCACCGGTGCGCGCCGGGCCATGCCCGCATGCACACCCAGCGCGGTCAGCCGCACGGTCTCGACGGCCCGGTCCTTGGCGCGGTCGCAGGCTTTCTGCAGTTCGGCCGCGAAGCTCATCGGCGCACCTGCACGTCGTAGAGCAGATCGACCCCAGCCGGAGACAGGTTGCCAGCGCGCATGACCCGAAACACGTCAGCGCCGATCGTGAGCGTGTCGCCCGGCTTCGGGGGCACTGCGCCATCGGTGCTCAGATAGACGCGCTGGTCGCCCGCCTGGACGTTCTCGCGGTCGATCTCGCGCACGCTGTAGTCGAGCTTGATTCCGGTCACGGTGTAGGTGTCCGGACCGACTGGCGTGGCGACACCCGTGGCGGTGTCGTAGGTCGCCGGGATGTCGGTCGGTCGGGCGAGCGTCATCGCCATCCCGAAGTCGGCCAGCAGCTCGACGGCGGTGGCCGCGAGGTCGGCATAGTCGAAGGTCACGCCCGCACCAGCTCGATCGAGTTGCCCACCGCGTCACCACGCACCAGGCCGGCCAGCAGGCGCAGTGCGTACTTGTGCTTCGCGATCCCCTGCGCGGGGTCCGTGCCCGGCGCATAGGTGGTCGAGACGGGGCCAACGGTCACGGACTCTTTGAGCCGCGAGGCAGTCACAGCCGGCGCACCCTGGGCGGCGATCTCGATCACGGCGGCCTTGACCGCATCGGGCACCGCCGTCGAACTCACGGCAACGCCGTATCGATTGACCACACCACCGCGCGGCCAGCCCAGCGCCTGGGCGGTCGAGATCTGCGCGCCCCGCCACTCGACGTGGGCGTCCAGGTAGGCGGTCGCCTCGATCAGATAGCCCTCTTTCTGCGCCGTGGTGTACGCGGTCCATGCGGCCTCGCGCGCCCGGGCGGTCAGATAGGTGGTGGCCTCGGCGACCGACGCGTAGGAGTTCGCGCCGGCAGTCACGGCCCCGGTTTCAACGACGACTGTCATGTGCTCACCCCAGAAAAGCAAAAAGCCCGCCGAAGCGGGCATCGTTTGCGTGAATGCGGATCAGTCGGCGGACTTCGCGCCAGCCTTCGCGCGCACTGCAGCCTCAGCAGCAGCGAGCGCAGCCACTTCCGGCCCCGCGAGCACAGCATCGATCTCGTCCGCGAACCGATCGCGCCAGGACGCGACAGCGGAATCGATGACACGCTGCAGGTACTGCTCGCGCGTCAGCGGGGTGAACGCAACCGGCGGGGTTTGCGCGGCAGCCTCAGCAGCGGCGGCGGTGTTGTAGACCGCTCGCGCTTGGTTGATGGCTTCGATTCGGCGCGGGCCGGTGATGGTGATGTGAAAACGGCCATGTCATTGATCCTTGTCGAGCACTTCTTGCTCAGGTGCGGGCTGCATCTGCGCGTCGCCCTGCTGCTTGAGCTTGACGATCAGTGCCATCGAGATCTTGGCGGGCAATTCGCCCAGGCCTGCGAGAACGATGTTCGCCTCATCAGGTGTCAGGTCAGTGAAGTTGATGGTTTGCATGGTTCCTCGTGTATCAGGGTTCAATCGCGATTTGCACTGCGGAGCCAGTGGCGAACAGCGCCATCAGGCGCGTCTTGCCCGCGCCGTTGTCCTCGGCGTAGATGCGCACTGAGTTCGTCGCCGGGGCCGCAGGCGCGGTCATTTCGGTGAGTTCGTTGTACTCGGTCTGGATCAGGTTGCGCAGCTTCAGGTCGCGCCAAGTGCCTGCGGTGCCGTTGTTGACTTCGACGACGCCGGCAGCGTTGCGGAACAGTGCGGTATCGGTGGCTGAACCGACCGGATCAGTATCAGAAACCCACCCGTAGTAGTTAGCGGCGGCCAGCTTAAAACCATCCGTATTCATGTACCCTTTTTTCGCCGATCCAAATTCAAAAATTAACCCGTATGCGTTGTACGCATGTAACGTACAGGAATCCTCAATCGCATATGTTCCAACATTGACAGCGGTTAGTTTTTTGCTGTTGGCGACGACTACTCCGCCAGTCCCCGCAGGCGTCAGCACGATGTCCAGGTTGTCCGCGCCCGTGCCCAGCGTCTCAGCCGTGATGTTCACGCTCGTGCCGGCCACGCCGGTGAGGGTCAGGCGCTCGTAATTGCTCT